GGGGAGGTGGCCGATCTGAACCTCACCCCGCCCGGAGGGGCTGGGGAGCCCGCTCGTCTATGCTCTCATCCGCTGCATATTCTGCCTCGCGGTGAGAACCCGTAAGTTCCAAGGTACGTGAAGGCCGCGAACGCCCTTGCCGGTCAGGGGCACGATATGATCAACGTGATGATCGGTGCCGGTGTTTTCGGTCAAAAACTTGGCCTCTACGTAAATCATGTTCATCTCCGCCCATTGCTCAGGTGTCAGCCACTTGGGGGTGGCCTCCTGGAGCCGCCGATGTCGCATCCTGCCGTGATGGACCACCTGGGCGGGGTTGTTGAGTTTCCATTTCTTCTTGTACTCGTTGGTCTTCTCGCGGGGCTGGGCCTTGGCGCGGTCGAGGTAGGCCTGCTCGTTGGCGAGGTAGTGTTGGTGGAGATAAAGCTTCCTAGTTTCCTTGGTATAAATCCTAGAAGCGTTCCCCTCCAATGGATCGCCATGTCGCCGCCAACGAAAATAATGGGGCCGACAGAAGCCACGCTGAAACTTTTTCTCGTCACATCCATCGGCTTCGCAAATGCCCTCATATTTAGCCTTGGGGTCATACGCCGGATCACCATGAAATTTCCAACGCTGGTAATGAGTAGAGCACCAACCCCTGCTCATCACCTTCTTGGCACAACCATCGATTAGGCAAATCTTCATCATAAAATCCATAAAACGGGGGGAGGGCGAACCCTCCCGCCCGAAATCGAATACTTAGCTCGAACCGGGTGAGCCAAATACTCCCAAGTAGTCAGAGGCCCCGAAAGAGTAACGTTCGCGGGCCTTATAGCGAACATTCCCGGTATCGAAGTCGCCATCCATTGAAGTACTTAACGCTACTCTGTTAAAGTACTTCAGACCATTTGGCACGTCCGTTTTCAGGAACCAAGCATTGGTATCGGTCAAGTAATGGTTAATCGAATACCCATCCCGGACGGTGCTGTTGTAGACAATCGCGTTGATGTCGTTATCCGCAACGCCCGTCTTGTACTGAGAGTGCAAGATGCGCGTGGCCACGAACTGGAGGTCCGTGGGGATAATCAACTTCGTCGGGATTGCCGCAATCAGCAGACCCCGCTCGTCGGTCCAGTTCGAGATTTGAATGGCCGCGTCCTCGATGGACGTTTCGTTCAAATCCGTCGCCGTCGCCGGGCGGTTGGAGAGGTTGGCCCCCGTCACGATGGTATGTGACGTGGAGAATAACGGATCACCGTCGCCGGAGAGATAACCGGTGGTGGCGGTAAACCCGGTATTGAATGGCACCATGCCCTTAACCTCTTTGGTGTAGGCCATGGCCCGCGCTAGGCCAACCGTGTAACGACGGGATAGACTGTCGTACAGGTTGTCCTCCATGGCTTCCTCGGTGATCGAGAAACCCATGGCGATCGTCTCGTGATCGTAACGCTGGGTGAAGGCTTCCTGCGCCGTGTCGTAGACGATGGGAGAGCCTTCGTCTTTTACGGGCGCGGCCCCGAAGCCGGAGAGCTTGGTCTCCTCTTCGAAACTACGTTCCGATCCTTCCTCGTCGTAGCACTCGGCGTGTTCGTTCTCGTACTTGTCGTATTCGAGGCCGAACAAGGCGTTGAGGCCAGGAAGGAGTTCTTTGAGCAGTTGGGCTCTTGATACACTAGCCATCTGTCATCTCCTTCCTAGATGCCGGTCGCGCCTTCGTAGAGGTGGATGCCGAAGTTCCACTTGACCAAACAGTCAGTGAAAGCATCCCCGACCGAACTGTCCGGTCCATCTACGAAGCCAACGATACGAAAAGGCAGGGTTGCGGTGGGAGCGATCGTCGATTGGGTGATCGCCAAAATCGATTTGCCGATGTTGTTGTTGCCCTCCGCGTAGGTGATAACTGCGGCGTTCTCACCGAGTTCCGCCTGGGTAACAGCCCCGTCTGCCTGAACCTGAAAAACCATATCAGGGTCATCACAAACATAGGCAAAGCCATCGGACGCCACGGTTCCGCCCAACCACATTTGGTTGTGGACCTTGTAGTTGAGGGAGCTATCCGTGTAGGTACACCCCATGAAAATACCAATCGGGTCCACCGACGTGGTGGCCCGTTCACCCTCGATGGTGCCCCCGGCAACAATCGTCACCGGGTCGCCATAGAAGATGCTATTGGCCTCGTTGGTGGTGATCGCGATCTGCCGGAATGACCCGGAATAGACCTGACCGCCAATCAAGTTCACGGGGAGAAAACCATATGGTGCAGCTACAGCAGCCATGGTTTATCTCCTTTCAGGAGCTAAGCTAAGCCCTCCTAGTCCGTGTCGGAACGCGGAGGACGACCACCGCCAAAGGTCACCGTGGTGCTTTCCCTCACCTGCCGGGAAATATCTCCCGACCGCAAGGGCATCCTCGGGTCACTCTGACGCATGAAGTGCCGGTCCACGCTTTCCTGCTGTGCCGTCGCCTTTTTCTTGAAATAGTCGTCCCGCTTCTGCATATTCGCCTCAAGGGTCTTACACAGAATGAGACCACCAACCTCAATATTCCCTTCGAAAGTGGAACCCCGATCGGACGTGATCATCAATTCAGGATGATCCTCGGCCTGCACGGGTTCCCACCCCTCACGGAAACGCATGGACACGTTTCGGTTATCGGCGTCCCCGAAGATCGAGGACCTGATCCACCGAAATACATATCCATCCTGGGGCTCAGGGTCAGGAAGGTTTGACGGGGGGCGATAGGTGTCACCCATTCGCTCCTCGTGTTCGCGGACTTCGTGATCGCGGGCCGTGGGCCCGGTGCGCTCAGCCATCTTGGAGTTGCTCCTTCGCAACTTGCTTGGCGTATATCTCTAATGGAACCCCCAGCCGCTTAGCGATTGCGACTGCGGAAGGCGTTAACTGCACTTTGCGCGAGGTTTTTGCCCCTCGCGAAGGGCCGCCAACCGGCGGCGGAGATTTCCGGGAAGTCGCAGTGGGTGGAGTTTCCTCACCCTTACGCCTTTGGTCCTTCCCGAAAAATGAGGGAAATGCGGTTTGCATCGCCCCATCGATCGTTTTGTAATATTTCTCGTCATAACGAGGATCGAGACCCTCGCTAATCAACTTCTGGTGAAGCCCTAATGCGTATCCGGTCATGTCCTCATGGCCGGGCGTCTGGAACCATCGGTTCTCGCGCAACCAGCCCGTGGCCTTTTGGTCCGGGACGCCAACACTAGGCTGTTGCTGCACAGGGGCCGTTTCCTGAGCCACCTGAGCCTGCGGCGCGGCCTGCAATGCCGCGATTTTTTCTGCCTGAATTCGGCTGATGCTGGTCTGGGCCTCGACAATCTTATCGGTATCCCCAGCGTCATAGGCGGTCCTGAATTCGTTCTGGGCCGCCTCAAGCTCGGCATCGGCACGGGCATCGAATTGCTTATAAACGGCAGAGTTGCTGTCATTGAGGGAACTGCGGAGGGTTTGGTTGTCCTTGTTTACCTGCTCGGCATAACGAAGGGCTTCCTCAGCCTGCTTGGAGGCCGTGTCCTTGGCCCGGCGCTCCTCGTGGAATTCATATTTTAACTGCTTGATGCGCTGTTGGACCTTATCGGAATAGCCCTCCACCTCTTTCTTGAGTTCCGGGCTATCCGGGTCGATGCGCTCGCTGGCGGGGCGGGGAGGATCACGCTGATCCTCCGGAGGGGTATCATCTATAAGCTCAATCTCGATGTCATCCTCAGCCCCGGTCTTCTGGACTTCTTTCGGATCGGGTATGGGCTTGCCGTCCACTTCAAAAAGCTCGTCTTGCGCTTGTTCGGCCATCACATCCTCTCGTAACCACGGGGGTCCTCGACCGTCGCGAGAACCTGATCGTCGTTGATGATGCGGAATTCCTTGCCGTGGATTTTAAGGCGGGTGCCCTTGAAGGCCCCCAGAAGGATCAACTCCCCTTCAGTACACCACGGCCCAAGGGGAAATCTCTCTTTATCCCGGTAACAGAGGGAGCCCATCTTAATGACATAACCGACGACGCTGGATGATCTCTCGATGTCCTTAACGCTGTCGGGCTTGATGATGCCCCCCTTAGTCTCGTCTTCGGGCTCCGGCATGGCAACAAGGATTTTGAAGCCCTTGGGATCAGGGAGCGTCGTAGGCTCGGGCCTAATCTTTTCGACTTTCGCCGTCATTCACCTCTGTCCTCGTCCTCTATAACAGCCTGTTCTTGGTCCTCAATGAAACCCATCATCTGGCTATAGGCATATATCCTGCCGACCAGTTCCTTGTATTCACTGAAATCCTTACATTTGTTTTCGGCCATATGCCTAGATACGGCGTCGATGCGCTCCTGGCACTCAAGATGCAGTGCCGCTGAAATATTATCGGCCAATGTTCAACTCCTCAAGTCTTTTTTTCACTTTTGTTCTCGTTAGGTTTACTTTCTGTTCTCCTACCCACCAGATTAAGCAGGGCCTGGACGACGCCAACGGCGGCCTTAACGTCTTCCGCCTTCTCCTTGGAGGACAGTTCCTTGCCCTCCATCGCGTCATCTTGATGGGCCTTCATGATCTCGACGCCCAACTCAGCCCCGGCGATTTTCTCACCAGACGCGAGCTTCTTCTCTTCGGTCTGGGCGCGAAGCTGATCGGCCTGAGCCTTACGCTTGACCTCATCCGCCTTGGTCTGAGCATCCTGCTTCTGGATTTGGATAACCGGGTCTTCTTGCTGCTCGGCGATACGCTTGGCCTTGGCCTCGGCTTGATCCTTGGCCAGCAACTTATCAGCGGCGGCGGCGACGGCCCTGGAAAGATCGGCCTCGACTTCGGGCGGCAATTCCTGGTCCTCCGGCGGCAACTGCACCCCAAGCTGCTTCTCGATCTCAACCCGGTACTGATAAGCCAAATGCTCCTGCAAATGCGCCGTCATCGTCGCTTCGATAACCTTAGCCACCGGGGACTTGGAGATGATCTCGATGAGCTTGGGGTCCTTGGCCGCTGCCATATGAGCCGTGATATGAGCCTCGTGGTCCTGATACAGAAAAGCCTTGGTCGGCTTGCCCTGGATAATCGCCATGTTCTCAGCAACCGGGTCCATGGGCTTCTTCTCACTGTCCATGGGGACGATCTTCTCGGGGTTCTCCAGCCCCAACACCGTCACCATCTGCCGGTGAAGCTCCCGGCGGTCGTAAATCTCCGGGGCGCTCTGGGCAAGCTGAAGGGCCGCCTGATATTGCATGATCCGCTGGGCCATGGTCGAAGCGTTGGGATTGGACACCGGCAGGATGTCCACACGATCATCGTAATCCTTCTCTCGGGTGACGTTCTCCTCAGCCTCATACTCATAGTCGGTGTCCATGTAATCCCGGATGAGGCCAGACAGGAGCTTGAATTCCATCCTCATGGCGTAATGAATGCGGGCGTGAACCGCCGAGATAACCTTCATGCCACGCTCGATGATGGCCAGGGTGGTGCCCACCGGGGCCTGCTGGTTCATGTCGGAAATCTTGAGGTCGCCGATCGATGCGATGGTGCGCCCCTCCTCGATGAGCGCCCCCATCAACTGGAACAGCGTTGGCGAAGGCTCCTTATAAGGAAGCACCATTAGGCTGTCCCGGATACTGGACCCAGGAACATCGACATCGCGCCATTCGCCGGGCCTCAGGGGACTGTCATCGCCTTTGATCCTCAGGCCTTTTGCCTTGAACCCCGCCTGAAGATTAGCCAGCGTTCCGGCGTCGATAAGCTGACGCAGGATCGAGGTTGTCGCCTTGGCGATGCCGCCCAGCATATGGACCAAGCCGATGCCGTAAAAACCAAGGCCCGGAAGATATTGATAATGAATGAAATAATATTGCTTGCGCTGGAGTTCGTCGTCCTCCTCCCAATTTCGGTAGATCGACAGGACCTTGTTGCTGTCCCTATCGATGGTGATGATGTAGGGCAGGCCGATCTCGCTGTCCTCGCCGTCATCGTCCTTATCCTCGAACCCAGGCAGATCAAAATCGACGTGCATCTCAAGCAGGGTGTACCTATCATCCTTGCTGACGGTCGGGTTATAGCCTTCGGTCTCCTGCT